TGGTGGCGATAATGTAGCCTTAGGAGATAGTGCAGGATTTAGCATCACAACTGGAACTCAAAATATTGGAATAGGTTCAGCTGCTTTAGATACTTTAACAATCGGTGCTTATAATACCGCTATTGGTGGAAATGCTTTAACAGCTGAAACTATTGGAAATGGAAGCGTTGCTGTTGGTTATAATGCACTAGCTCAACAAAATTCAGATAGTAATAATGAAATTACTTATAATACAGCGGTGGGATATGCTGCTGGACAAGTTTTAACAACAGCTCAATACAATACTCTTATCGGAACTTTTGCTGGAGATACAGTAGGTTTAGGTAACAATACCGCAATAGGTGCGGAAGCTATGCGATACTTAGGAAATGGTACTGCTAATACCGCTGTAGGTGAACATGCTATGTTTTCAGCATCAGGTACTTATGCCTCTAATCATGGAGACGGAAATACAGCAATAGGTCGTTATTCAATGTATCAATTAACAAATGGAGATGATAACCATGCTATAGGTCATTTTGCTTTAGGAGCATTGACAACTGGTAGTGATAATATAGCCATAGGAAGTAATGCTCTAGATGCTATAACAACTACAAGTGGAACAATAGCTATAGGGCATCAATCTCTGACTGAGCTGACATCAGGGGTTGAGAATATTGCTATTGGATATCAGGCAGGAGCAGAAATAGACGATGGAAATGGAAATACTATTTTAGGTTACCAAGCAGGGTTAGTTCACGCTGGAGGACAGTATAATGTCATCATTGGATGGAAAGCTATGGATGATACTGATGCTGGTGGAAATTCTGAAAATTCAAATAATAATGTAGCCATTGGGGCAAATGCTATGGGTGGTACTTGGGCAAATGCTACTACAGAATTTAATGTCGCTATTGGTACTAACTCTATGTCTGGAGCTTTAGAAGGTTCTGTTGAAAATGTTGCAGTAGGAGTTTCATCGTTACAATCACTTACTGAAGGAGATAATAATGTTGCTCTTGGTTATTATGCACTTTATGATGCCACAACTGGTAGTGGTAATGTTGCGATTGGTAAGGGTACAGGAGAAAATCTTACTACTGCTAGTTACAATACTTTTATAAATAATGGCGCACACGCAACTGGACAAACTGCTGGAACGACAACTGGAAATCAAAATGTTGGGATTGGTTACGCATCATTGCTTAAATTAACAGACGGTGCTAATAATGTAGGCATAGGAACTCAAACTGGTATGAATGCTACTGGTGCTGATAACAATATTTTAATAGGATTTCAAACTGGTTTGAGTATTACTGATGGTCAAAATAATGTTATAATGGGTTTTAGAGCTGGAGACGCAGGTAATTTTTCAAATGTAGTAGCAATCGGATATAGTGCAGGTAGTGCAATCAGTTCAGCAGATGCAAACCAAACAGTTCTTATAGGATATAATACAGGAGCGGACATTACGGAAGCTCAAGGAACTACTGCTGTAGGTGCGTATGCTTTAGACGCTGTTACGGATGGAGATTATAATACAGCATTTGGTTATCAAGCTGGTTCGGCATTGACTACTGGAGAGGGAAATGTCGCAATAGGTTATCAAGCATTATTAAAAGCTAATCATGCAGATGCTGACTACAATGTTGCTGTAGGTCAAGGAGCTGGTTCAGAAATTTTAAATGGATATTACAATGTGTTAATTGGTTATAATAGCGGAAATACTCTTACATCGGGTGGCGAAAATACTATAGTAGGGCATAATTGTGATGTTGCAAGTGCAGATAATAATAATAACATTATTATAGGAAATGGTTTAACTGCTACAGATAAAGACAACGCAGTTTTTATTGGTAATGATACTAATCATATTGAAAATGATTTTAATGCAGATGCCACTTGGAATTATTCATCAGATGTAAGACAGAAAAAAGATATTAAAGATGATACTTTAGGTCTTGAGTTTATAAACGATTTAAGACCAGTAACATATAAACATAAATCTCCAAGTGAATTTCCAAAAGAATGGAGTGCTTATGATGAGAATGATAAAGAACCTATGGGTGGCGATAAAACTATACACGGTTTAATTGCTCAAGAAGTAAAACAAGCATTGGACAATCAAGGTGTAGATACATTTGGTGGATGGTCTGTTGGTGATGATGGTAGACAAAGAATATCAGCAGAAAAAATGGTAATGCCATTAATTAAAGCGGTACAAGAACTATCAGCTAAAGTAGAAGAATTAGAAGCAAAACTTTCTAAATAACTAACAAACAAAGGAGCTAAATAATGGCTAAAAAAGAAAAAGAACAAAAGCCTGTTTTAACTTTCGATGACAAAGAGTACGTAATCGAAGATATGACAGATGAACAAAAAGCACTTCTTAACCACATTAATGACTTACAGAATAAGATGAACTCAATGCAGTTTAACTTAGACCAGTTAGGTGTTGGTAAGGATGCGTTCATAGAAAAACTTCGTGAGNCTCTTGCTGAAGATAAAGANGAGGAANCTGAANCGTAAGCTATGATTATAAGGAAGTGTAGTCAAGGTAAGCGAATTAGGTTACATCGTAACACAACTCCTAATGCTNTACGNACTAAAACGTATGCTGATGGAACTGTCGAAACCTTGACTTACCCTTCTGCTGGTTATGATTACTTTGTTGAAGTAGATGGAACANTTGTAAGACGTTCTGATAGTTTTAAAAATATAGAAGAATACTATGTATCTCAATGTGAAGATAATTGTGGATATACTCATGGTAGAGTAATAGTAGGTAAACATCAATTAATAGGTGGTATTGCTACATTACAATCTGAGTTTCCTGATGAATCAAATACTAAAGCAGAAATAAAAAAATGGTATGATGTTCGTAGTATTAGATATAATGATAGTGAAACTAAAGCAGAATTACTATCTAGAATTGTAGAAAACTTTGATGCAAAGCATATAAAAAGATGACATTATTAGAACAATATAAAAAACAAATGATGCAACAACCTAGGCCCGTAGAGGTAGTTGCTCATGTTCCTGAGTTAAATAAACTAATAAAATTATTATATATGCAAATGGAACAAAATCAACAACAAGATGAATCTCTTGTAGATATAGTTGGCATGCCTATGATACAAACAAAAGCATGGTATAATCAAGGTGATTCAAGGGTGACGGAGGGATAATGAAAAATCCATTAGCAACATTTTATAGTTGGCAAGTTAGTTCAGGTGCATTAGATGGGTGGACATCTTATCATATAGCCGCTGGATTATTTATAGCAAAAGTAGCACAATGGTTAGGTGCATCAGATTTATGGGCAGTCTTATGGGTATTAATCATAGGTATTGCATGGGAAATATTTGAAGTATATGTTGAAGGTACAGAAGAAACATATGGAACAAAACAACGATGGGCAATTAATACTGCTTCAGATATATTTGTTGAAACAGCAGCTGCTTGGTGGATGGTAATATGAACGAAGATTGGAAAGATTACGTTACTATAATAGCATTTTTAATTATTGTACTTGGTGGTTTAGTACTTCTTGGAAGTTGTGATGGCGGTTGGAGTATAGCTGGTTATGAGGTATGAGTAATGCCAAACCTAAAACGGCAAGGTCGTATCGTGGAGCTATGGTCGATGACAACGCTATTATATCTATCAATATTAAGTGGCTTATTCAGTCAGTTGTGGTTATCGCTGGACTTGTTTATTCGTACTTACAAGTTGAAAATAGAATTAAAGAACTTGAACGAAGAGTGGAACTCGCTGACACTAACATTGAAGAACTTGTCAATAAACATATAGCAGAAGAAGAAGTAAAAATAAGNAANATGCAAGANCAATTAGAATGGTACGANACAGAATTAAATTTAAATCCTTTATCATGGGGAAAAAGAAAAAAGAAAAGAAAGTAGTATTAACAGAAGATGACTTTAATCATAATTACTTTATTAACAGAGAACTGCGGAGAGTTCGATGAATCTCTCTATATATGAAAGTAGAAAATAATGAATTTTTTAGAAGTTTACAGCGAAGCGGGTATGATAGGTGTCGTAGGGGCTTTGCTAGTGTATATGGTCTTCTCTATGAACAAAAGAGGGTCTGCGCAGGAAGAAAGTTTGCAAGACCTAAAAACAGAGAACAGGGGACAAAGTGAAACACTTGAGAATACTGAAGGTATGCTAATTAAATTAATTGATAGATGGAATAAATCAGACGAAAGACTTGATAGAAAATTTGACGATTTAAATAAACAAATAAATGACCTTGATAATCAAGTATCGGAAATTAAAGGAGTTATTAGTAGATTAAATGGTAAAAACTAAAGTTAAAAAAATTAAAGGTGTTTCAATGAGTGGCTTAAATAAGCGACAGACTACAGCGATGGGAAAACACTCGAAACACCATACTATTAAACATATACGACATATGGTATCATCTATGAAAAAAGGTAAAACTTTTACAGAGTCACATAAATTAGCTATGAAGAAAGTAGGTAAATAATGGCAACAAAAAGACGTAGAGAAAATCCTATACGAAGAACTACTGGAAAAGGTGGTAATTANAGGAAAACAAAGTCAGGTGCTGGTATGACTCGTAAAGGTGTAAAAGCATATAGAAGGGCAAATCCTGGCTCAAAACTTAAAACAGCAGTTACAGGAAAAGTCAAAAGNGGCAGTAAAGCAGCTAAAAGACGTAAGTCTTATTGCGCTAGGTCACTTGGTCAATTAAAAAGAAGTTCTGCTAAAACAAGAAATAANCCTAATTCTAGAATAAGACAAGCTAGAAGAAGGTGGANGTGTTAATAATATGGCTAAAAGAGTAAGTTGGTTATATGGTGGCAAACGCTACTATGGAACATTAATTAGAGAAACTAAAACACATAAATTTGCTAGAACTGAAAATGGTAAAGTTAAAAAAATAGTTAAAAAGAAAAAAAAGTGAAAGAAAAAATAAACTAAGGTTAGTTTAAAAATGAAGTTAAATACTAATATATCATTAGAAAACATTGTAACTATTATTGCTTTAATTTGCTCTGTAACATTAGCATTTGGCTTTATGAAATATGATGTAGATTTGTTAAAAAAAGAATTAGAATTAAAAGCAGATAAAAGACAAGTAGTTGCTGATAGAGAACTTATTGCTTATAAACTTGACGTAATAATGCAAGATATTGCAGAAATAAAAGAAACACTAAAGGAGAATAAATAATGGAATGGTTAACATGGGGAAACGCAGCGTACTTATTTGCTATAATANTAGGTGGATTAGCTACACTGGTAGCAACAAAGTATAGACCTGCTTTAAAAGAATTAAAAGAAGTTGCAAATAAATACAATCAAGCAATGGCTGATGGTAAATTATCTGCAAAAGAAAAACAAGAATTAGCAAAAGAATGCATGGATGTTGTCTCTGCTGTCTTAAAATTATTTTGGAAATTCTAAAGAAAGGAAAATAATATGCCATACGGAAAAGGAACTTACGGAAAAAAAAGAGGTAGACCTTCTAAAGCAGCTAAAAAATCTGGTATGAAGAAGATGTCTAAAATGATGAAAAAGAAAATGATGAAAAAGAAAGTTCGCAAGAAAAAGAAATAAATGCCAAAACAAACCCTCATATATAGAGATTTCTCTGGAGGGGAAAATACTTCTGCCAATCCTAGAACAATAAAACCTAACGAACTTCAGTTAGCATCTGGAGTTATGGTAGATGAGCAAGGATATTTAAGTAGTTTTTATCCTCCTCAAAAATCAGATACAACTTCTAGTTTAAAAGATTTTACATATTATATATCGCCAGGTAGGGGATTATTTTATTTTAAATCTGATTATTCTTATGTATCAGGTGGAGATACAACTGATGATGGCCCGTATCATTATATTATGGTAACGGATAGAGAAACAGGAAATATATCTATAACTGATGGAACTACTAAAACAGAAATAGCAGATATAAATATAATTAAACCTGATTTTTATGTTCATAATAATATAGTAAGAATAGGAAATTCTGAAGGAGCAGCTTCAGCTGGTGGTCAAAAATGGTTTGGGCCTATAGGTGATACAACTGGAAAAAGTTTATTAGGTATTACTTATGATAAAAGATGGGTAATGATGGAAAACTTTTTAGAACCTCCTTTTTGGGGTTTAGTTGGTAGATGCATTGGTGATAGTAAAACTATGGCTAATGTGCAAAGTATTAGTGCGCCAGTTAAATCAGAATTAGTAGGAACATCTACTATTGCAGATGATAGTGGTGATGTAGAATTTACAACTAGTAGCCATGGATTATCTGTAGGAGATACAGTTATTATATCTAATAGTGAATATTATTCTGGTTCACATACAATTACAGCAGTAGATGATGCAAATACTTTTAAAATAGGTAAAACATGGTTATCTGTAGCATCTGATGAGACTCCAGAATGGAGAAGAAAAGGTGAGCCTGATTGGTTTGGAGGATGGTCTGGCACTGCGGGAGCAACAGTTGCAAGAGGAGATGCTGGAGTTGATAATGCTGACAATTCTCATCATAATTATGTTGTATGGATTAATGAGTCTACAGATGAATTAAGAATATTAGATGAATTAATTGATGATAATCAACTAAGTATTAGAACAAATGCAACAGATAGCACTAATGAATTTAAAGTATATCCACCAAGAACTAGTAGCGCAGTTGGAGAAGTATTAGCAGGAATGAATCTTGATATTTATCAAAGTTCAGGAAGTGANAAAGGAGCATGGCCTCCAGGCGAATATGAATTTGGACAAACATTTGTTTATGAAGGAAATCAAGAATCTTTAATTGGNAAATTACATGGTAATAATCTTACAATAGATGCAAATGAAGTTATATATGTTAGAGTATTAATAAGTGGAATTAGAGATGTTGCTGATACAGTTCCTTTTACAAATACAAATAAAGACTTAGACCCTAGATTAATAGGAGGAAGAATATATACTAGAAAAGCAGGAACTGGTGATAATTGGATATTATTACTTGATGCAGATTTTAGAACTACAGATGCTACTAGTAATAGAGATTTAGCTGGGGGAGGTACAAGATTAAATCTTACAGATAAATATGATTATTGGTATGCTAATACTGCTGGAAGTGGTGATACTCAAATATGGGATAATTTTTCAAGTAATGCTGGTGTTGGTGCTGATGTGGCAAAATGGATAGGTTTTTATAGTACACAATATACAATTAATTCTCCTAGTCCTTTTACTTATGAAGCAATAAATGGATTTTCACAAGAAGAATCAGGTATAGGCTTTGGTGCTTATCAAACTCAATTAAAATATCAAACTTCAGTAATATGTAATAGTAGAGTATTTGTAGCAAATATAAAATATTATGATACTAGAAATCAATCTTCATCTATAACAAAAATGGGAGATGCTATAATATATAGCCCTCCTAATAAAATGGATACATTTCCTGCTTCTAATAGATTAGATATTGCAGAAGGTGATGGAGATGAATTTACTTGCTTAATGGAATCTGGTGGAATGTTACTTGCATTTAAAGAAAGTACATTATATATAGTAGATGTTAAAAATCCAAATCCTGCAGGATGGAGATTGCAAGGTAAATTTGATGGATTAGGAGTTAAAGGAACTCATTCAGCGGTTAAAATACAATCAGCTGTTGCATTTGCAAATAATTATGGATGTTGGATATACGATAATGGACAAATACAAAATTTAATAGAACGTAAAATATCTGTTAGTCAATGGCAAAATTGGACAAGAAGTAAATTTAGAAAAGGTAATTTTACTAGTACAACTACTAGTGCAGGAACAAATAAATTACTTGATAGTGCTGGAACATTTAAATCAGATAAATCAAATATAATAGTTGGAGATATAGTTTTTAATACAACAGATAGTACAACTGCTAATATAACAACAATTAATAGTGATACTGAATTAACAATTGATGCTGACATAATGGCTAGTGGAGAAGATTATTATATAGAATCAAATACTTTTGGGCCTAACATAGGATATGATAATATATCTAAAAAACTTATTATTGTAAATGATTGTCAAAATATTTCTGACTCTCCTAGATTTTATGACCTTGTAACAGGAGCATGGACTAGAGGATGGGATAATGCTCCAGATAAAACAGGTGCTGCTTTGAAAACTGGGGTTGGATATTTTATGAATGGAACTGAAGGAGCTAATTGGTCTGGAGTAAATAATTCTTGGACTAATTTTGTTACTATTCCAGAATCAACTTATATAAGTACAAAAGGTCATAATTCATCTGGAGCTGGAGCTGTAGTTTATGTAGATGAAAGAATGAATGGATTTACAGATGCTACAGTTGACACAAATAATTCCGCTGGAAGTGGAACTACTTTTGGAAGCAATCCTAGAATATTACAAATGGATAATACTTCTAATTTAACAGTTGGAATGGTTGCTTACGGCACAGGATTAGATGGCGGTAGTTCCACTATTACTCAAATAGATTCAGGTACTTTATTTAGAATAGATGAAGATACAACAGCAACAAACTCTAATCAAACATTTAGATTTGTTGGCGAAAGAGATTTAAGATGGTTTGCTATGAAACAAAAAGTTTTAGATTATTCTATTGCTGAATCAGCTGGCGATGCAGGAGCAAATAGAACTAGATATAATATAGTAACTAGAGATGAAGACTTTGGAGCTCCTAATAATATTAAAAAGATTTATGGTATTACAATTGATTATATTACAGAAACTGGAGATGAGGCATTTAAATTTGATGTTAGGTATCAAATAAATGGAGCATTAGTAACTAGTGATATTGGCAGAGAATGGTTAGAATTAGATTCTACAAATTGGATGGTTTTTAGAGATGCTGGAACAGGAACAGCTCAAGGTAATTCTATTAATACATATGAAATAGGTTATAAAGATTTTGAAGGAGTTGTATTAGGTAAACCTTTAAAATGTTATAGTTTAGCATTGCAAATAAATACTGCATATGAAGAATCGTCTGATTCTAAAAAACAATATTTTAAAATTGTAAGTATTGGTATAAAGTATAGAATAATTGGTAAAACATCTTTAACTGATNTAGNTGGATTTGATANAANAACATTAGTTCATTCTAATTAATATGATAGATATTATAAGGCATAAACAAGTATCATTAAATGATTTACAAGAAGGTGAATACGTTATTAATGAATTTGCAGGTCAAATAAAAGGTGTATTAAAACTTAATAATAAATTACATAGTACAATATTTAATGAAGATTCAAATAAAGCATCTTTAAAATCAGAACAAAATGATATAATAATTAATGATGGAACAACTGATAGAGTTATTATAGGAGATATAGGAAAAACTAAAGATGGTAAATTATATGGAATGAAAGTATCTGCTCCAAATCATAATGCTAGATTTGCTTCAGAAGATAAATTATTAATAAATACTGCTAAAAATTTTTTATGGCCTGCATTTAGAGTATATATAGATGATAGTCAAGTTTGGTCAACTGGAGCGTGGAGTAAAGTTCAATTTGAAAATAAAAATAAATCTACTGTTGTTAGTAATTATGATAATAATTCAAATATAGATTATACTAATGATTATTTTATAGTTCCTTATGATGGAATATATCATTTTAATACTACTTTAATGTATGACGATTCAACTTCTGCTCAAGTTGATTCTGGTGAAAATTTAAATCAAATTTTATATGTTGACTCAAATAGTAGTGGAACATATGTTCAAGCAGATGATTTATCAATTAAAATTAGACTTGATGTATATCATGCAGATTTACTTTCTAATAAATATTGGAATACAAGATTATCTGCTGAAGCTAAATTATCAGCTGGAGATAAAGTTCAATGGGCAGTTTATAATAATACTGGGGCAAATATAGAACCATATAATTCATCAGTTCATGACACGAATTATAATATGTTTACAGGACATTTAATATGTTTAACATAGTTGTATTATAATATATATAGCAATAAATTTTAAATGTATATCTTAAAATAAGCAATGGCAAAAGAACGTAAAAAAAGACAAGAAAGAAAAGTAACTGTTGATACTTCTCAATTAAAATCATATGGAAGTGATTTTAAATCTAGAGGTCAACAAAGATTAGCATTTTCTAAAAGAGTTAAAGAAGAAGCAGATAAAGTACAACAACAAATACAAGAAGAGCAAGAAAAAGCAAAAGAAAAAAGTCTTTGGTCTAGTATAGGAGGCGCATTAGGTGGTCTTGCATTAGGTCTTGCTACTGGAGGATTAGGTTGGGTAGCTGCTGGAGTAGGTACAGGTTTAGGAACATATGGTGGAGCTCAAGCAGGAAAAGCATTATCTGAATCTAAATCTGGTAAAAGAAAAAATATTAAATCTGATATGTTTTACGAAAGTGAAGCAGAAAAACAAAATTTAGCATTTAGAGATTTTGATGAAAAATTAGATGAAGGCATATTAAATAGAAGTTTAGCAGCTGGTGTTATGGCAGCGGCTTTTGCTGGTGGAGGTGATTTAATTAAAAGTTTAAAAGAAAAAAAGAATCTTAAAGA